CCCGCTTACCTCGTGGTTTCTCTAGCGTCATTTTGTTATCCATAATTGAGGGTATGCAAGCAGTTTAACACCATGCTCAGGGTGGGTACTTTAGGTCAGGTCAACAATCTCACAGCTACCACCCGCACAAGCAAAGGTGCTAGTCCCTTTGGAAGTGTCTTCTTTCTCGTAGTTACTCAGGTCAGCCCAGTTGATCCGTTCAGGCATAAGAGCAAGAGCATCAAGGTACTCACGTTCACTAACCTCTTGGTAGGGTGCCTGTTGATAGCTATGGTCTGAGTGTGGCAAGAAAGACACACCTGATACTTCATCGAAGTGTTTGTAGACCCAAGCACCAACTTCCATCCATTCGTGGTCCCGTACAGTCACAGTCACAGAAGGCTTATGCTCACACCAATGACGCTGATAGACCAACCACAACTGCAACTGTTCGATAGCAGTCATGTCATTGCGAGTGATAGCACCTACAGGAGACTTTTGTGGGAAGCTAAAGACAGTAGTGCTATCCGGCTTCATCACATCAGGCTCATTCGGGATGCCTTGGTCAATCATAAACTGCGTCAGAGGGTCTTTGTTATCTCCACGTACAGTGCGAATATAATAGGCTGAGTGACGAGCATGAATCCCACTGGCAGAATCAACCAACTGGGACACTGTGCCTGACGGCTTGACGCAAGTGATAGCAGCAGAAGCAGGAATACCAAGGCTTCGAAACTGAACCAAGCGGCTGTGGTAAAGGAAATACCTCCATTAAGAGCGGGATGATCCATGATACCAGTCAACGACACACCCAGCAGACGTTCAGCCTCAGTGTTATCCTTCCAGACCTTACGCAGATACGGGAAGTGTGTGTAGGTAGACTGGATAGTCCCAAGGATCGTAGCCAGCTTTACTTTCCGCTCCAAGTCTTCAAGTGTGTCCGTAGCACGAACCACGACTTCTGTGAGGTTGCAGAACTGGTAAGGACGAAGAATAATCTCCGAACAAGGGTTAGTACCGAAGTCATAGCTTGCATCCCGACGACCATTCTTAGCTGCTTGCTTCTTACTGGCAGGACGAGAGAAGATACCACGCTCACCAGACTTAGATTCAACAAGAGACAACCACTCACGCATGAAGGTTTCCATGTCAGGCTTCTCTGTGTAGGCTACAGAGTTGTTAGCCAATGCCCGTTGCTTCTGACCTTCCCACCAGCTACCTGACTTAGCATGACGCATACGATCATCAGACAGGTTCGACAGAGAGATCATTGCAGATCGACGTACACCACCGACAACTACAACCTCACCAATCTTACACATAAGGTCATGGCATTCGATAGAAGACAACCGACGACCTTTAGCACCCACAAAGGTATTCACAGCGAAGTTGAACAATTCCACCAGAGGGGCAGGACCAGAAGCACGACCACCGAAGGTCTTAAGTTTGGCACCCGCAGGACGAACCTTAGACACATCCCACTGAGGAATTTCACCAGCATAGAGAAGGCTAACGAGTTGACGTAGTGCCTTAGCCCAACCTTCCTTGCTATCCTTGACTACAATAACAGTCTCACTCTTGAACATCTGTTCAGGGACTTCTGGCAACTTGCTGATGTACTGGCGCTCAACAGAGAAGCCAACACCAGTGCCACACAGAAGGATGAACATAGCTTCATCGAAGGACTTAGGATCATCGACAGGAAGATACGAACAGTTGTAGCCAGCAGTATTGTCACGGTTCAAGGCAGGACCAGCAGTCATCAAGGCCCGCATCGAAGGCATGATCTCAAGGCCAAGGATAGCCTCTTCGATTTCCATCGTAGTCTTGGGGTCAGCACGACCAACCACAAGATTGCTGATGTAACGGTCTACAGTTTCTTCCCAAGTCTCACGGCGGTTCTCTTCATCAATCCAACGTGCATAGCGGCTGGTGTGAATGAAGGCCATGTAATCCGTCATGCCGTAGTTATTGCTCTTATTATTCTGCATAGTCTTCTCCGATATTCTTAGTCTGATTGTTCAGTGCGCGATAAACGGTCATTGTACTTACCCCAGTTTCGTCGGCAATCTTGTGGTAAAACATACCATCCTGTCGCATTTGCAAACACAGTGTGTATTGTTCTGGTGTCAACTTTAGGGCTTTCTTCCCTTGCGGTTTGTTGTATAGGGGTTTCAACTGACGGATAAGTCTCTGCTCTTCCGCGCAAGCATCCGATTTAGTCAGACCTACGTTATGAAGGCTGACCCAATCAGAAGGTACAAACCCGTCTTGAGTCATACTTTCGAGATGCGCCAAATGCTCTTGTGAACGTAAGGCAGTTTTGTCACTCCCATGCACCCACGCTCGACCACGACAACCATGCCCGATATAGAGAAGTTCCCCTGATCTTGGATCAAGATGTTCGTAGACATAGTAAATCAAGTCAGTAGGCTTAGCGATCATAGGGTTCTGGATGGACCACTGTACCAACACAACAGGAACACTCTTGTCCTTGACTTTCTCTAGTTGTTCGATCAGTTCTTGGACTGTCATAATTTACCCGTTCCACTCTTGAGTTTCTGCCTCAGTCTCATGGTAGCCAACTGAGGAACACCTGTGCCAGTAGATGCAAGCATAACAGGAACCCCGTTGTGCCAGAAAGACTCATACGGCCCGCCCCACACACGAAGAAACCCACAAGAGCAATCGGAAGGGGAGTCAACACAGGATTTAGGAGGGAAGTAACTCATACCAGATCACTCAAGTCAACCTTGGGATAGTCCTTGTTCTTCTCAATCTTCCCATCTGCCCTACGTTTAATTGTACCATCAGGTTGATACATACGACCCATGTTGTTCTTGTGGACCCTACGCAGAGCCTCTTCTACATCCCACCCACGAGCATTAGCATATCCGTAGACCACATACAAGAGGTCTGCCAGTTCTTTGAGTTCGTCCCTGCGGTCATACCCAAGTTCTTCTGGTTTGTAGTAGTCGCAAAAGACATCAAACTCAGCCTTCCACTCTGCAAACTCTTCCTTGATAAGATTACCATAGAGAGAGGAGTTAGGTTTTTGCCCAGTGGTCTTAGCGTACTCCTTCACCATTTCTGTAGGTGTCTTCTCTGGTTCTTGGGTCTCATACGACCAGTACCCGAAGGCTTCTAGGTCATGTTCTGTAATCATTAGCCTCTTCCTCTGAATACTGTTGTTTCATGTGTAGCCCACTGAGGCCAGAAGTACCAACAGAAGTTATCCACACTAGTGTACTTACTGTCCTTGATCCACTTAAGTCTGCCTACAGAGACAACCTTCTGGCACTTACGCATAGCATCCCCGAAGTAGACGTTGTGCATGTAGTCAGCAGGTAGTAGTAGCCAAGTAGGTTTCAAGGTGATGAAGTGAGATAGCATAGGCATCAGGATACTTCTGGTGAACGGTGGGTTGGTCACGATCAGATCAATACCTTCCAGTTGCTCTTTAGTCAAGGACAAAGCATCCATAACCTTAGAACTACCGACTGTCTCTCTTACGTCACTACGCCACTTGCATGTAGCTACATCCATCAGTAGGTCTTCCAGATCACCATCACCATAGCAAGGTTCTGCATAGGTCTTGCCCCTAATGAAAGGGACAAGTGGTTCTACGGCTCTAGTATCCGTTGTAGGATAGAAGTCCTTGGGTATCTTCTCAAAATCAGATCGTTTGCCCATCAGAAGTTCCTAGTGATTGATCCACCTCTGGTAGACGACTTATCATGGCTCCAAGTCCCACAAGACTTACAGACGAACCGCTGATAGATCACACCTACAGAAGAGGTATATGTTCCACGTTTCTGGATAGCATTAGAGGCACACTTAGGACAGATCAGTTCTTCACCATCCGACATATCCACATTAGGATGCCCACCAATATAAGGCAAGAGACGAAGATACAGAGCCTCAAGACTAATCACGTCCTGAACATTGTACTCTTTCATTTCATCCCATGCTTCCTCATTGTTAGCCAAGCACTGACGCCACAACTCAAAGCCGGGAAACTTCTTGTGTTTACCTTTAGGTGCAAGCCCCAGTTCCTCACACAGAGCCGATAGCTTGTTGCTCAGGAAGCGGAAGTGGCTACGGGCAGACTTGAGGGTGTCTACAACATGGTAGGGGCTGGGTGGTGGTAGATTATGCACGAGACCCCTAGTCAATGCAATAGGCAGATCGAAGTCTTTACCATTGTGGGCGACTACAACATCTGCTTCATCAAGTAGGTCATAGAGGTCTTGGACGATAGCCTTGTCATTCGCTCCATTGCGGTTCTCTTTGTAGATGATCTTAGGATCACCCAACCACTTGGCTGTGAACGAGAGAATGAAGGATTTAGAGACAAACATCTCGTCCCCAATGTTCTGCTTCCACTTGCCCCAAACATAAGCCACATTGGGTGCTAGTTCAAGATCAACCAGAAGTACCTTTGCTTTAGTCACACGCTTCTCCTACGTTGGTGGGTAGTCCATGCCGTTCAGTAAACCCGTATTTTTCAGATGCTGCTTTGCGGACTGCGGCGGCCTCCTCAACTGTATCAAAGTAGCCGAGATGTTTGAATTTTCCACCTACTACGACATTTGCCCGCCACTTACTAACACGCTTGTCCCAGCAAACACCTGTAACTCCACTAGAATTGTTTCTACGCATAGGCACATTTCGATTGTTTTCTTGGTTAGTTACAACGCGGAGGTTGATGATGCGATTGTCGGTTTTAACACCGTTAACATGGTCGATTTGGTCAGACGGCCACTCAGTATGGTGAAGCGCATAGGCAACCCTGTGTGCATAGCAGTCAACACCACCGATCTTACCCTTTTTATACCCTTTTCTACTAAGAGATGCAAGCGCCTCCTTACCCACATATCGGGTTCTCCACTTTTGTGGCATTCCTTCGTAGTCCAACCAGAACAGCTTCCCTGTATCAGGTTCATATCTCAGCCTCTTACGCAAGTAGTCTATGGGTAAAGTTCTAGTTTCACGCATCAAATTCCCCCACGAGAGATATAGATTACTTTAGGCTCAACATCCGTATGGAAGTGGTTGACGATCTCGTAAGCCTCATTGAAGTTGTCAAACCACAGAGGAATATCCACGATGCTGGTGTTGTCATCCATACGGCACTTGACCTCTAGCAGCCAATCCAGACCATCTGGCAGACCTTCATCATCAGGGATACTATCACGGTGGATAGGCCCCTCATTCACATGGTAGATCGTTACCTTGGTCATTCCCATCTGGTACATACGATCTTCGATCTCACGATCAATCTCAGCTTCCTTGACGATCAGGTAGGTGTCAGAGACTTGCTGAAAGGCCCAATCAGAAACCTTGTCGAAGAAGTATCCCATTCGGAAGAAAAGAGCGTCTTTCATGGTTCCTGTATCCATTCTGTAGGAATTGTTTTGTCAGCCCATTTGAACCCGTACTTATCGCACCAATCCGAATAGGTAGTCTTAGAGCCTTTGTATAGTTTAGCCCTAGCATTAGAGAAGACAAACCGAATGTCTAACTCTGGATGTTGTTTCTGGATCAGAAGGTGTTTCTTGCGATCCTCAGTCTTGAACAACCCTTTGGTCTCTACGATGATGCCATTGGGAAGCTGGAAGTCCACAGTATACTTACGAGTCTCTGCCAGTTCGTAGGGAACCTTTAGCTTCTCGTAGTCAAATGCAACCCCAGCTTCCTCAAGTTGTTTGGCAATCTTCTCTTCGAGACCAGAGCGGTAGCCATTCTTGATAGCCCTAGCCCTTACGCTTGTTACTCTGGGGGTTGCCACATCTGTCCCTCTTCTCTGCGTAGCCACAAGAGCCTAGCATTCTCCAACACACGTTCCTTGTCGCCATCGTAGGCTTTGACTACAGCCTCGTACAGGTCTTTCTCTTCCGTGATACCATCAAGGATTTTATCTGCTTTCACAGGTCCAACCTTGAAGATGCCTTTGATATTGTCGGCTGCATCACCAGTTAGGATTTGCTTGTAGAAAGACTTCCTACCAGATGCTTCGTCTACAAAGGTCCAAGCACCAGTGACAAAGTTGAAGTGCCAACAAGGTATCTGTAGCATGTCTTTGTCTACAGAAGCAACTACAGTGGTATCTGGGTCATTCCTCGTAGCTTCAATAGCGATAGCATCATCTGCTTCTTGACCATTGATGATCTTACCACGATAGCTTTCCACTAGATAACGTCTAGCATCAGGCAACATAGCAGGTTTAGCAGAAGGCTTTCGATTTCCCTTGTATTCAGCAGTCACAGCGATGTCATGGCGGAAGTTGTTCTTTCCCGTCAGATAGGTTGTGTAGTCATTGCCACTAGAGAACACAAGGGTTTCACCGATAACGTAGTCCATCAGATCGTCTACCTTAGCCTCTACTTCCCAAGGATACCCAAGGTCGCCTACAGAGAATGCAGCACGATAGGCAATGATGTCACCGTCCACCAAGAGGGTATTGATGATGTCAGGTTTGTTCATGTACTAGCCACTCTTTGATGTAGATTGCGATAATCGCCCAAGGGATATGGCCTAGTTGGTCAGGTAAATCCCTGTAGGTTACGTCCACCAACCAGATGCCATCGCTGTCGTACTGAAGTTCAAGTTTGCCAACAAGACTAGTCATTATGCACCAGAGCCTTCCATGAAACAGGGTACAACTCACCCATTACTTTGTCGATCTGTTGTGCTACCAGACGTGTCTCGTACTGGGTATCTTCCTTGAGACGTAGGTTGCACATGTTAGCGAAGGCATCCATCGAACCCGACCAGTACCATTCGGTGTACATCGACTGAGGCAAAACCATACGGGCCATTTCAGGGGCGACACCAGACCCAAGCAGCATAGAGTAGTAGCGTAGAGCATCATCGTGCCACTGGGGTAGGGCGTCCGTCTGAATGTCCTTAACTACACCATCAGAACCCTGCTTCTTGTCCTTGCTACGTCCACGCCACACATCAGGTACATAGAACTCAGGTTCACTATCGACATAACGACGACTGATCTCATTCATACGCAGGTACTCATGCTTGACCAGTTGTCGTGCTACAAAGATAGGTGCCTTGATGTGGAAGGATGCGAAGCAGTGACCGAAGGGTGAGTAGTGTCCGTGCTTGGCAAGATAGTGGATCAGCTTGGTGTCTTTGTCTGACAATCGTTGGTAACTCTCATTACCGAAAGCTTTCACCCCACACTCTTCCCACTCCCATTCACTCTTCTTACCAAAGCTAACCCGTGCTGCATTGACGACAGACAAGTCATCCCCCATGTGGTCAACGTAGGTGGCCTTAATCACCGAAGGGTCTCCACCGTATTGCCATCGTCTTTGACGAGGATAACTTGATTGACGTAGGTGTAGCCGACAGCCCGTGCAAAGTTTAGGAGGAGTTCTGCAAAGTCACCAAGGTACTCTACATCTGTCTGAGACAGGTGGGTGTCACGAACACCATCACCAACTTCTTGTGCAGCCATAAGATCAATACGCATTATTTCACCTTTTGATTTGAAGAGAAGGTAGTGGGAAGGCCAAGAGACCAGATCATACTAGCAGTACCGACGATAAGCATAAGTTGCCAGAATGCAACAGTCTCGAACTTAATGTACTGCATGAAGGCTTGTGTAGTTTCTGGAAACATGTAGCCAACGGTTGCACCAAAGAAGGCAGACAACAGTGGAACACTTACAGCCCGAAGCACAAGCACGATAACTACAGCAAGGGCGAACCCTGCACTTTTCAACATTGTATTCTCCTGTGGAGTGGGAAGGTAGTGTCCCCAGAGCGAACCCAAGAGACACTAGAGTATTTACTTAGGTATCCCACACATCCGCATATTCGGTCTTCTGTTGTGTCTCTGCTTGCTCGTAGGGAACAAGGTTGGTGATAGCAAGTGCTTCAAGACGAAGGCCAGCACCATCCGAATACATATCGAAACGAACGATAGCCTCAGTGCCATTCCCAAGGAAACCATCGTCAGCTACAGACCACAGCTTCTTGTTCTCAGGATCACGGTAGTCAAGGACTTTAGGCAAGCCACCATAGTTGACCTCAGTCGTTCCGCCCTTCTTGTTCTCGAAGACCTTGGTGTTCTCTTTGTAGCCACGAGACAGTTTGACGTATTCACCGATACCAAACTCTTGGTTGCCCTTCTTGATACGGTCATGGCCCATAGGCTTCAAGTCCAGACCAGCCTTAATCAACTTCTCTTTGTCTTCCTCCGATTTGAAGTAGACGTTCACGACAGTCTGACCACCTTTCTTAGCGACAGTCCCTTGGGCGGACTTGGCAGGTGCTTCAGGGTCTCCCTTATCGTAATTCTCTTCGAACACCTTAGCGTATTCCAGAACCATCTTCATATCGAATTTCATCGTCGGGTTTTCCTTTTTGCATTAGGGAAACATCTGTCCCTATTATAGTATAGGTCTGCTTTTTCGTCTGTAGTCAAGTGATTCTAGAGACTTACGCAGAGATACATCATGTGTGATTCTTTTGCCACACCATCAGTGTACGTCTGCGTAGTTGTCCCCAGTTTTCCAGTCAGAGGATACCCTGACGTTTAGTTGTAGTTTGTTATTCAAGGATTCCTCTACTCGCTTGAACAAGGGGCCAAAGCGTTCTGTGTCTTCCTTCTTAGTATAGAACAAACCTTCGTCGTGGTATTGCATGACCATAGGTACGCCTTCCTTAAGCACAAAGGCTAACCAGTTGTCAAACACATAGACACCCGTACTCTGGTTCAAGGTACTAAAGGCATCCTTCACTTCCCGTAAGTTATGCCAGAAGCCAGACACAGGGTTCTGTAGCCACAGAGAGCCATCCTTAAGCACCTTAGTAGCCTGACGCTTACCGATTTCCTTGATGGACCAGTTACGATCCCAGTAGGCATCAATCAGCTTCTTAGCTTCTGGTATAGAGCAACCCAATGCACGAGACAACTTAGGTGCGCCTACACCATAGATGCAACTGTAGTTGGCTGCTTTGTAGCCCTTACGGATAGCCTTGAGGTGTCTAGCACCACCAGCATTGTACTCGTCAATCTCTTCTTGAGTGCAAGCCCCAGCAAACTGTGCAAGGTCAAGGTGAGGATCGAAACCCTCTACACTCATAGCTTCTACATAGTCAGGATCAAGTGGCTGCATGTAGTGACGCTTGGTGGTATCTTCTAGAGAAACCATATCTGCACCTACAAGCACATGATCATCAGAAGGGGCCAATAGACAGGCCCGAACCTCTTTGCCATAGGGCTTATCTACACCCGGTAGGTTGGCTAGAGGCTTCCGATGTTTGAAGCGGAAGGTATTCGTAAGACCATCGACCCTAGACCTGATCCACCATGCACCATCAGCATCTTGTTCTGCATTGTTAAGATACGCTTTGAAGATACCGATACGATGGGTCAGGACCGTTAGACCATCAAGATATTCAATGGCTGGGTCCTTGTCTTTCAACAGTAGAACAGACTCACACAGTTCTCCATCCTTACGTACTTGCTCAATCTTACGCTCGTTTCCGTATTCGTCTTTGTCATACTTGAAGGTGACAGGTTCCCACCCAAGACCATAGAGCCAGTCTTTAATCTGAGGCACAGAATCTGGGTTACCTTGTTCGTACCTATCGACTACCCGTAGAGGCCCTACAGTGGCTTCTGGAAAGCCATACTCCTTGAGGGTAGAGAACCACCGCTTACCATGCTCCGATAGCGTCCCATCCCCCTTGTAGGGCTTCTGAGGTTTATTCACTAGCTTGGTGATTGCCTTCTTAGGCATTGCCTCTGCCAGTTCCTTGATCTTAACCTCTTTGAGTGCCTCTAGGTCCGTGAGCATCTTTGTAGCAAGCGTATGGTCAAGACGAATGCCCAGCTTCTCTGTGTCATTGGCACACTGTAGTTTGAAAGTAAGGTAGCGGATAAGACGGATAGCATCGTCAGACAAAGAGCCATCGTCCTTCTTACCGTACAGAGCAACCAGTTTATTCCGTAGACGCAACCACAGACGCATGTTGATCTTAACGTCTTCTTCACATCTGTGAGTGTACTCTTCACGGGTTAGGCTATCCCAATCTGCGATCTTAGGTTTAGGCACACCGAAGGTGACACCGTAGGCTTCCAGACCGTAGTTGAGACCCTTCTCCACACGCTCATAGTCCAAGTACCAAGCAAGAGCCAGAGTATCTACAAGGATAGTCTTTTCGCTTGGGCGGATACCATAGACCTTAGCAATGGCATCCAGATCAAAGCGTAGGATGTTGTGGCCGATAACCATATCACAACCGTAGACTTGCTCTACAGACGCTAGATCATAGCCACTGGTGGGTTCAGACATAGTGTTGTCTTGCCATGAAACTACATGGACCCTATCCAGCTTATCAAGGAAACCATTGGTCTCAATGTCGAAGACAACCTCTTTCATTTTGAGTATTTTACCCCTCGTTTGTATCCAGCTTCGTAAGCCTGACGAAAGTATTCTTCTAGAGAACTGACAAAATCGTGCAAAAGATCATCCAGTTCGTTTACAGGCTTACGGATGTCACCCAACATTTCCTTCTCGTCTTGATAGAACCAGTCTTCAAACTTCATAATCCTTTACTCCGTATCTGTAGATGTCCTGTTCGATCCGCTTGAGGTCTTGCTTGAGGTCTTCCAAGGTATCAGCCGTCAGAAGAGGGGTGATCGACCAACTCACCTTAGTGTTCTCAAACTCGTAGTACTCATGCACACCGTACCACTCTTCATCACCTTTCTTGTGACGCATTACCTGATAGTGCCAGCTAGAACCCAAAGTCCGTATCTCCTATTGCTGTGCGGAGTTTGACAACAGTATTCTCCGCAATGGGGTCATCAAACACACTACTGTCGTCTGTAGCTACACCAAACCGCTCAGAGACCATCGTTGTGTCCTTGTCGTACATAAGCATACCGCAGGGGCCAGTCAAGGCAAAAGGACGGTTCTTAGAGGTGTTCAGATAAGTAGTGTTCTGTTCTCTAGGATCGTCCGACTGCTTGTCTCGCTGCATTTCGATAATCATAATCGCCTCTTCTTCGATAGAGGAAGCATACTTAGTCTTACCGTCTTGGTTGACGTGAGAGATACACATGATCCCCACGTTCTTACGTTTAGCGAACTCCGTCAGTTTGACACCAAGTTCAGTCAGGGCAGAGGTAGCATTCTCAGTTCCACCCAGATAGGCTAGACGCTGTAGATGGTCAACGAAGATATACTCAGCCCCATAGACAGCTACAGCATACTTGCACTGACGTAGGGTATCCTCAACGGGGTTCTGTGGGTTGATGTCGAAGGACACAAACTTACGGTCGCCTACAACAGCCCTAAGAGCCTCTTTGACATCTGCCTCTGCCACACCATTACGTTCAGCATCCTCGCGGGTCATTACGTTCTTACCTAGTTCGTAGGTAGCCATAGCACGACCAGTGGTGGACTTCATCTCTTCCATCATCAGGACAGCCACAGTCTTACCGTGTGAGACTACCAGATCATGCTGTAGCATCCGAAGCATACTGGACTTGCCTGTACCCGGTAGAGCCTTGAAGACAGTGATACCGCCTTTGACAAGACCACGGTTGATCTCATTAAATCCCTTGATGGGGGTGGGGGTATACTCGTAAGGTGTTTCGTTCTCTAGGGCATCAAACCAGTCTTCTACTGAGGCTACAAACCCAGCGGGAGAATACTCTTTAGCCTTCCACCAAGCATCCCGATAAGACTTCTGTTTCCCTTGGAGGAGGAAGTCATTGGCATCCTTAACGTCCCCGTGATCCATAACGTAAATCTTGTTGGGGAAGAGGTCGAACAGGGTTTCCTTGATGTGGTCTGCCTTACCATCGTTGTCTAGCGACAGGATGATCTTCTCATAGCTGTCTAGCCACTTGAAACACTTCTCCCAGATGATCTTCTTAGGAGTAGCCGAAGGTAGAGATACACAGGGTGTTGTGTAGCCATTGTGCGATAGCATCTGGTATGCTGCCATAGCATCTTCTTCACCCTCAGTGATAACCAGATACTTGCTACTACCAGCCGGGAAGTGGTTCATGCCGAAGAGTTCATCTGACCCAAGACCCTTAGAGGCAGAGAAAGACTTCTCGTCAATGTACCGTGTCTTAATTCCACCAGAGGGGTACTTGTACTCTACACGGTTGGGGGTGTGGTATTGCTTGACCCCATAGAACTCTCTGACGTGTCCCTTGATGCCCCTGAACTCAGCGTAGAACCCTGTTCCGTTGGTGACTACAGGTTTAGTCTTTGGTTCATCCTCAAAGATGTCTTCCATACCTTCTGCATTCTCCTTAAGAACCCAAGGTTTTCCATTCTTACCGTGTTTGGCCCACAGACTTCCTTGGAACATCCAAGTGCCAATGTCACATGACATGCAGTGACCAACCTCACGTTCTTCATTCCAACTGTAGGCATCACTGCTACCACAATTGTCGTCTGGACAAGCGATGTGTGATCGTTCTCCCATACTATAGTTTTCTCCTTTTGTTTGTACCTACACCATACAAAGACATACTACAGTCTTCTACAAAGGCTCTTGTTTTTCTTCTCTCTTTGTACCTGCTATAGCTTCAAACTATAGTAGGAGAAAACTAATGTCCCTACTTACTTATAGGTCTGCTTTTTCCTCTGTGGTCAAGTACCTCAGAAAGAAGACTAGAAGTGTTGCTCATGTGTCACAGTAGTTTCTCCTGTAGTTTCATCACAGCCCTCTGGTAAATCTGGTCAACCCTCTGCTTAGACATACCAAGAGACTTACCTACTTCTTGCAGTTCATACCCATGAAGGGCAATCTTACGGAAGATAGAAGCCTCTTGTTCGTTTAGAACCTGAGTGATAGCCATACCCAAGGTCACAAGGTCTTCGTGGGACTCTTCCAGCATGTCTTTGTCTAGAGTATCCAAGGACACATATTCCCCCATAAGGGCAAAGTACAGGGCCTTCTCAGTAGGTCCAAGACCATCTAGGTTCTCTAGGTTAGCCCATCGTTTCTTGAGACCCCTGTGGTTGTTGTCAGAGGGTATCTCAATAGGTCTTTGCTTGAAATTGGTGTAGTCATACATCGCATGTCGGATGCTTGTCTCAATCACAACAGGGTGACTACAACCTTTGTCTACACACTCTAAGTAGGCCAAGTAACCTTCTTGGATCAAATCCTCACGTTGGTCAGGTGTTACTCTATAACGTGAGGCAATGGACTTGCACAGTTTGTAGTAATCAACCATTAGCGATTCAACTCCCTGTCCCAGTAGATGTTGCAGAGGATCAAGTCTACCTCTTCCTTCCAGCATTCAGGCATAACCCCAAAGGCACCTGTCTCAGTGTCTTCATAGCTGTAGTTATGGAACACAGGATCACGGATTATTTCAGACCAGTAACCTGACTCATCGTTGTAGTTCTCATACTCACCGTAGTCATACAATTCTGCGGTCACAAGCACATAATTCCCACTGGCGGGGTCTTTCATCTCTACTGTGTATTCGATGGTCATGGCGTATCTCCTTTTTCCTGACGATACTTATCCGCGAGAAGGCTGATGTTGTCAAGCACATACTGTAGGTCAAGTTCGTATGCTGCACAATGCAGGGAAAACTCTAGTCCCAGATTAGCCAGCTTGGTTGAAGCATCATCAGACATCTCAAAGGAGTAGGTTGCTGCACCATCCTCATGCTCTTCGACCTCTGTGACTATGACGTAGAAGGGTTCGTTGTCACTCATGCGGAAACTCCTTTACTATAAAGGCCCTTACATCGTTAACAGCATCTAGCATCAACCCGTATTCCAACCTACTTTTCTTAGAGGTCTCATTATCTATTCGCAACTTATAGTAGTCCGCAGCTTTTTTAATGTACGAAAGCGTGTCTTCAACAGAGGCTAGAGTCATTCATTTTTCTCCTGTTCAATGTAAAACGTATGTTTCCCATATACACCCAGCTTGTCCATGCTGTCAACCCAATAAGGTCTTACCCTATGGTTATGGAAGTGGGTGGCAGTAGTCCCTAGTGTATTTCCACTGAGGGCATCATAGGCGATGTCTACAGAAGTACCCCAAGCATCGTCCTCTAGGATAGCCACCAGATCGACGGGTTTGTTCAAGCCAGAGAATTGCTTGGGCTGGAAGACTACACCACACACAGTGTCAGGATAAGCCTCTATGGCTACACGATTGAGAACCACCTCTGCCACCATCAGTTGCCCATCCAGAGGCTCTCCTCGTGCTTCTACAAAGACTACCAGTGCCAGACAGAAGGTGGAGAACATGGATCACTGTTCCTTCTTCTTGGTCTTGGGTTCTTTGATAGGCTTCCAGTGGGTAGGTTTTACATCTTCGTTGTGATCCCATGAGACCATAAATCGGTTGTTCTTGTAGTGCATAACTGCATAGCACCAGTCTGTTCCAATAAGCCACTGCCAAGCAGCTAAGAACCGTGTGCCATCCTTGGGTGCAGTCTCAATAGGTTGCCACTTCATATCAGTTCTCCTCACCACAGTTGTAGTCAATCAGGTATTCAGACCAGATCATGTCATAGCCAATGTCCATCTGAGCCTTCCATTCACCTACAGATTCAGGATCGTACAAGAAGGCCAATGCAAACATGAACAGAACGAACTTGTACATGTGGTTGATGTATTCATTGAGGTTCATCTGTGTTCTCCTTTAAGGGCGCAAGCCCGACAGCTTGTTAGAACGGGCATTCTTCGCCAAGATATGATGGTTTCCAGCCTACAGCTTCATTGCAAGGTCTGTAGTCTTCTAAGGGTTCTAGATCATCGTTGCCATAACCAGTCAGGATGCCAAAGTGATCCAGTTCTTTCTGTAGCCACGAGGGCAAACCATGAGTAGTCATCACGCAATCTCCACCACTTTATCCAGATAGAAGGACTTCCACTTGCCTTCTGCTACATCATAGATAGGGCATTGCCCACGAGCCTTCATAGCTTCACCCTGCATGACACCACGCTCAGAACCTACGATGTGGCTAAGGGGAGCAAAGCAACCATTGATGGTACGAAGGGTTCCGTCCTGCTTGACGAAGGTGATGGTAGCAAACTGACCCTTGATCTTACGGCCAGTGACGAAAGCATCTACTACGGTTGACGAGATGTATGCAGACATTGATGTTCTCCTTTAGCTGCGTTAAGACCTATATAGGTGATTCGTTAGTCTTTGTCAAGCACTTCATGTATCTCTGGGACAGGTAACCAGTGCGTTAGTTCATCTTCGTCATACCGGCAATTTGCCCACCTTTGTTCAGCGGAAATCCACCAAGTTATAAAAGCAAACTGAGTGAGACCACCATAAGGGCAAACCAAGATTGTCTGATAGTTTTTAGGTGCGGTTTCAATAGGTTTCCACTTCATCTACAGTACTTCCTCTTGTTTGGCCTTCACGAAGTAGTATGCAGCATCAAGGGTCCAGAACCTTTCTATCGACTCTTGAAACAGTCCGTTGTGCATGACGGTTTCGACTTTGACCAGCCAACTGTCTCCTCGATTCTCATTGATAAGACTGTAGATGGTGTACAACCTTTGTCCAGTTTTCATCTGCTTTGCACCTTATGTGACAGAGCCTCACGCTCAATGCTGTCGATCAGCTTCAACAACCACCCCTCAATTGTACCAAAGCGGTCCTTGGCACGATCTAGAGCATCAGTGGCATCTACCAGCCCATTGGATACAATATCGTATGACTTGTAGGTTGCTTCTTCACCTTCAACCACATTAGTGAAGGTACGGATAGCATCCTTACGATCCTCAGATGCGTTGGCTTCATACGACTGAACCTCATGGATCAGGTCACGGATGTCGCGGATGATGTTCTCGATTTCCATCTTAGTACTCCCGTACATAGGTTCTAGCTTCGTATGCGTAGACTACAGAACACTCAGGGTAGTCCATCTGGACAGTCTCCCATGCGTCATCCCTGTCGTATGCCTTAAGGTTTACCGTGAACTCCTTACCAGTCTCATCTTCCAAGATCACATAGAACATCTTCATGTTATACCCCATAAGATTCAAGTTGTTTGATGGCTACAGCACGTTCAATGTCAGGTAGGCCCGGATTGCAGTAGCTACTACGCAACCACCCAATGACATAGTGCAGGGTCTCACGTTCTTTCATGGTGTCGATAAGAAGGCTCTTGATTGCTGCGTCACTCATGCTGTCGTAGTCCATCTGGTTTCCTTTCGTTTCTGTTGAGTTGTTTATCGGTGATTCGTCTGGTAAAGTCAAGCAGAACTTCTGCTGTAGCTACAACTAGTTAGCGATGATTCAGGTCGGGGTCAGTCCCAAAATTTCCACTGTGGGGGTATGGCCCTTGATTTCCACTGTGGGGGGTTGACGAACAATTTCCACTGTGGGGGTGAAGCGAACAATTTCCACTGGGGGGGTCCGGCAGGTGCTTTCGTATGCTGCAACTGCAATGCTGCACTGCGGCATGGTGTTCCTGATTCGTTCCCCTCTTGATTCGAGTCCGATTCTCCAGTCTAGCACGATTCCACCCCCGCCGTCAAGTAACGATTTGTTACTGTAACAATTTTTGTGATTTGACTCTGCTAGTGATTCGGCCTTATCCTGTAAGTTTGGATTCGTTGATTCTTACTGTTAGCGCAAACATTCACAAAGCTGCACATTAGAATGATTATATATTCAAGAAATTGCATGGAATTCCTATCGCGCAGCCTGCCCGTTTTTTGCGAACGTAGCCGATTCGGCCTGCCCCTAGGTAGTGCTGCAATTTCAATCAATCTAAGCCGATTCGTCGGTCGAGTCAATAGGTGAATCCGATAGCGTCGATCCTAAGCGTCGATCCTACAGGAAAGCCGATAGCGTCGATCCTAAGCGTCGATCCTACAGGAAAGCCGATAGCGTCGATCCTAAGCGTCGAT